GTCCCACTCTTCATGGGTGATCACCTTTTTGAGGATCAACTGCTTTTTGAGAACATCAAAGAAGAATTCACAGAATTTAATTCTAAGTCTGTGGATATACTTTGTGAATCTTACTTCATCGCGAGTGATTTCTGTAGAACGACCAAGCATGAATTGCTTGTCTTGCTCCAAACGACTCACAGGAACCGACAATGCCCGATATAGTTTCTTCTGAAAATATATGACATCGGTGAGTTCTCCAAGATTTTGTCCACCTTGCAGAGTTGTAATTTCGGTTCCCTTGCTGCCTTCGCGGCGGGGGAGCCAATAGTCCTCAAGCATAGACATATGCTTCTTATCGTCACGAACTTCGCCCGTTGCTGCGTCATAGACGAGACGATTGCGATAGCGATTCATGAGATCCTTGACATACTGTTCTGCCTTGGTCTTTGGGAGATTACCGACATCGATATAGAAGATGCGGCGTTCAGGTGCACGGCTGATGCGATAGATTACAATTGCATCTTCCAACATTCGAAGTTGATTGAGGGGCTTAATTGCCTTCTGCAAAAATCCCACGGTTCGCTTGTATCGGCTATCCATCAATCCCGATGAGCAAAATGCGATTGCATCTTCACTGATCTTGATGCCCGATGGATTTCCACCCGAACGGGGATTGTCTTTGTTGTACAAGTAAAAGTCCTTGTATCCCGTAATAATCTTAGTACCGTTTTGCAGAGTCTCTTTGGTGTACTCACGAATTTTCTGAATGTTCATCGGATCAACATATCGCAATTCAAGAATTCCCTTTTGAGGGTTATCTTCATCGATGATCAGATGGAAGAAGATCTTTCCATCAACATACCATCGTCTGAAGATTTCAGTTCCCTTGGTTTCAAATTGCATTACTCGCATCATATTGCGAAACTCTTCATGGATTCGCTCTTTGACATTATCACTTGCCTTGAGACGATCCAATACAATCTTGACAGGAGATTTCTTTTCTCCCACCACAATAGCCTCATTGACAACATCATCGATTGCGACTTCAACAATGGGATCTTGAGCCATCTCACGATACTTCATCGTTAGTTCAAAGTCATTACGAACGGTGCCATCAAGATCAACATATTGACCGTAAAAGCCTCCCGCTTCAACAGGAATGGCTCCGTCATCGAATGTCGGTACGACAAACGACTTGAGAGCCTTATCCTGCTCCTTCTCTTTTTTAGATCGCTCTAGGCGAAAGCCGAAAATTTCCATTATGTAGATTCCTCATGACCTTTCAATTAGGTGGTTACGCCTTCAACTTCAAAGTACTGGTATGCAATTGTTGTATCAAAGAACGATGCCTCTGATTGTGCACCCATGTCCATCGATGTTTCTGAAATCGTTGTTGGCCAGCAACCTACCATCTTATACCGAGCAATCGGATTTCCCTCACGGGTAAGTGGTGTAATTGTCCAATCAGTCATAAACTGATTCAGTGCATTGGTACCAACATTAGTACGGTTGGTATTTATCAGATTCATCCATGCCTCGAACGACTTACGAAGACCATAGGTTCCATCGTTGTAGCAAGAGATCGACCAATCTGCAAAGGTACGATCTCCTGGATACTTAAATGGGCGACCCATGTAGTAGGCTTGGTTGATGTTAATGGTAGATGATGGAATCTTAGAAGCCTTGCACAGGAACGAAACCTGTGAAGAAGGATTTCCACCACCAACTGCTGCTGCAACAGCATTGATTGCCCCACCAACGGCTCCACCGAAAAGAGAACCCGCTACAGCGGCAGCACCCTGAATTGATTGGGTGCTTCCACCTGGAAAGTTACCTTGAACAAGAAACAGATTGTTTCTTGCAATACCGTTGATGAGATTAGCGCGAAATGCGTCGATACTGAATTGTGACATTTAGGACTCCTTATGAGTATTTAGTTTGATTTCCTGCATCACGAATCAGGCACCAACCTCGCTGAAGTTCACGCCAGTGCGAGTGGCAATGAAATTCAACTGAATGAAATTGATGCTACGGTTTGGTTTGACATAGATATCGGCAACAAATCTATTGCTGTCGATCACTTCTCCCGTATTGTTCTTCTCATCGCATACAACCTTGTAGTCGATGATTCCACGCCGAGCCTGTACATCTCGTAAGAATGGCTCAACGAGTGAACGGAACTGTGCACGAGTAAATGCATCGTTGAACTCGAACAGGCTGTACTTAGAAGCCGTTGAGATTGCCTTCTCAAGCACGATGAACAGACGGCGAACATTGATGCGATCAAATGCCGATGGCTTTTTCTGAGCAGTCTTATCGCCATACAGGATGGTTCCTTCACCCGAGAAGGTTGCAACGGGATTGATACTGTTCTTATACAGTGTATCTCTTTGAGCCTGTCTTGGTTGGAAAGCCAACTTGATTACGCCACGAATCTGACCACGATTGAATCCTGCGGGGCTGTACCATGGATCGAAATTCACATCACTACGAGCACACAGTCCTGCAATGTCGCCATTAAGAGGAACAAAACGGTTCTTATCGTTGTAAATGTCGTACATGTACTTGTAACCGCTGTCAATTACGGTATATGACGAAGAACCGATAGCATTGCGATACTGAACAGCACGATTCAACTTCACCCCATCCGTTTCATTTGGATCCTTATTGGGAACAGAAAGGAAGGCAACACAATCCTTACGAGCATCAACAAGATCTTTAAGTGATGGGCCAACAAGATCCGTAACTGCCGCTTCTAAGTTTTCGCTATTTGGAGTAAAGGTTTTTTCTGGCCCACCGATGAGAAGATTGACATCAACAGTTTCTGCATCAGAGAAAAGAAGGTATCCTTCTGGATCTGAATCATTATCTTGACCAAATGCAATCTTCTTGTAATCTACCAGACCCGCAGGACTTCCATTCTTTCCACCTTTAAGTTGCCAAATACCAACACCGAAGGAAACATTTACTCCTGTGTAACCCGATGCAGCACCAAGTGATTCGGCAGAATACCAATTCTGTCCTGTGATAGCAGCAGTTCCCCATGGCCCTGTTCCACCCTTCAACAAATCATTGTATGATGTTAAATTGGTCTTTGGAATTGCTGCAATATATCTAGAAGTACGATTGACCTTATCAACATAGTAGTTGCTTGTTCCGTCTCCTGCGAGTACACCTGGTAGGAAGGAAACTGCTTGGAATTTCTCTACGACAGTTCCCTTGGTGCCCGACAAAAGACCATTTCGATCAATGACGGCGATGTGGAATTCATCATTCGATCCACCAAGATTATCGATATAAGCCGAAGTAGATGGGATTGCATCAAACTGCTCACCATAAGTCCAATTGCTAAATCTATGACCATATCCAGTGACACCTGCTACACCTGTTATTCCAACTGCCAAACTACCGCAGATTTGAACTTCAAGTGAATTGCCTAGGGCACCAGGATATCGGGCAGCAAATGCGCCGATCTTGCTAACATCTGCAAATTCGAACCTATCGTCATTTTCGAGCATGGCTGCATCGGAATCCCAAACAACAGCACCGTCCGATAGGGCGGTTGCTCCTGTGTATCCAAATCCGTTGGCATTCACCATATCGGCAACCTTGGCACGAACAACCTGAAGATTGTTGCCATATCCAAGGAAGTTGGCGGCGGGGAACCACCACTCTGCAACCGCATCATCGGGAGTTCCGAAGAGTTGAACGAGGTTATTTTCCGAATCGACAAGGATTCGCTTATTGCATGGGCCCCAATTAAAGAGTCCTACAATACCTGCATTGGTGGTGGCAACAGCAGGAACAATCGTTGTCAGATCTTTCTCTGTTACATTTACGCCTGGGGAAAGTTGGAATGCCATCTCAGTCTCCTTAGTTAATTTATTAGACGGGGGTATTTATTCGTTTGTTTATTTCACCCAAATTACATAATCTCTTCTGCATCAGAAAGCCAAGATCTATCTCGTCTCTTTTGTTTAGGTGTTGAGTCAGGTTCACTCGAAAGCATTCTAACGGCTTCGTCCATTTCATCGTCCATGTCGGACAAGAAGCCAAAAGGAGTCAGATCTTCTTCTAGTTTTTTAAGTTTTTCCTCAAACAATTGCTTACGGACATCCAAATTGACCAATTCTTTAAAGTAGTCCTGTGTAGTGAGCCATCCAAACATAACCAAGCATGCCATCAGGTCATCGTTATAGCCCTCAGAAGCCTCATAGGAGCCACCTTTCACAACATAGGTGCTTAGTTCGGCAATAAGATCAAAGTCGTTCAGTATAAGTTTATCGCCCTCAATCATCTCTTTGATAATTGAGCATCCTGTTCTTTTTACCTGACTGCTAATCTTAATTCCCGATTGAATTCGACCTCCACCAAAGCCCTCGCCAACTTTTTGTCCTTTTTTGCCCTTGTTTGAAATATTAATAATATTTTCATAGTCCAATTCATCCTTAAGAATATCTGCTACCTGCTGTCCTGTATCGTTGATTTCGATCATGACATAGGCTTCATTATATTTTTCTGCAATTTTCTTGATCAGATTAGGATATATTGGAATTGGAATTGTATTATTTCGATAGGTTGCAACAACCCTATATGGCATAGAAGTCACATCAAGAACAACCATTGCATTGTAGTCCTGTCCAATTGAACGGCTAGAATCGACAGTTGCTGCATATATGTGTCCCCTTATTGGGTGTTCATATACCGAAAGACCGTCATCTGACTCTAGCAAAGGAGTCTGAAATGGAATTCCGACAATCTTGGATGCCTTGATAAGTGTTTCTTGCGATCCTAAAAACTCACACTCATATTCCGACATCCATTGCCGCTCGGAAGTATTTCGGATAGTGGATTCTTTGAACTTCTCATCGCGACCAGGTACTTGCCACCAATATGCTGCAATAGGGACAAACTCCGAT